CTTTTAGTAATATTGTGTTTCTCTTGTTAAGATAAGAGAGAGGCGGCAGGTTGCCACCTGCCCCCCCTCAATTTTATGTTAGTCCGTCTTGTTAATTATTTACTCTAAGACTATTCTAAGTCTCTCTTCAATAACTAACTTATTGCACTCATCACAGCATCGGCCTTGTGCTAAGGGCTGAGCATTATTTCCTAATGTCCAACCGTATTTAGGCATGATGAAATGACCGCATAATATACATCTAATTATATTACCGTTATTCATATTATTACTTCCTTTTATTGTGCTGTATCTAGGGCGGGCTGCTACGCACTGCAAGCCTCTTCCCCCCCTAGATATTTACGTATTTCCGTCTCGGCTAACTTTAACAGTTAGCGTCAATAATCCATTCTGAATACTCATATTCAGGAGTGATTATGATTAACTTTAATTCATCTCTCATATTCATTTTATCCATCCAATTAAGTTATGTTTCGTTTTTCGGCTTGGGTCTGAAAGACCAGTGCCTAATTTATGGCTATCACCACAAATCTCGCTATCTATTGATAGCCCGCCTTCACAAATCCAGCCTCAACGCCCTTTCGGGTGTTGTCTCCTCGCACCGAGGGATATATGACCCTGAGCATCCTCCCTATTAAGGTTTTTGGTCTAGCATTTACTGGCTCATTTCGGTGCAAAAACTACACTAAGTAGCCAAAAGTATATATACCCCATACACCCACCCGCCTAGCATCACGGACAATTTTTTACAATTTTTTTCAAAAAAAAATGTTTATAACCTTTTGCGCCAATAGCGTACTCTCTTACCCATGACCTTTTTGTATTTATCTTCCATCGAGTCTGCTTGTTTAATTTTACGCATATACTTATGCACCCCGCAAGAATGCAATTGAGTCCATCGTGCAGGTACAACTTCGTTTACCTTCCACATAACTTCTTCGTTTGTTCTCCATTCGTCAAAATAGTCCGAGTCTGCTAACTCCTGCAAACGGTCTAAATATAATGTCTTTTTACTTTTTGGGCCAAATACTGTTCTCATAATCTTCTTCTCTCCATTACTCTTCCACCAACACCTGTATTAGACGGCCTGTTAATATTCGCTTTACCACCTAACCATTGTCCACCCGTCATAGTTTTCATAACTACGGGCATATCGGGAATCTTATATGTAAATTGGTCTATCGCGTGTGCGAAAGCCATTACTGTATCGTTGTGAACACCTAAGTCCACTATAACACCATCACGCCAAGCGTGAAGTCTTAATTCTTCTAGGATAATCTCAACCATCCTACGGGTTTCATCATTACCATAAGGAAATGCAATCATCTCTCTTTCAAACCAAACTCTAAGTCTGTTTAGCAATCCTTGTTTGAGTGTTCTGTTTCCTACCTTACTAGGTCTGTAATCTACTACCGCACCTTTTTGTGCAAGCAAACTTTCGTACATCTGTTGGAAACCAACATCCTCAACTGCTACTCCGCAGTTACCATAGCGTTTAGACCATTCAATTAACATATCCGCTTGCTTATCCGGTGGGAAGTCATTTCTTCTCCACATATTTACAAAATGAATAAATCCTTGTTCGTCTTGTCTAAGACATACCATTACGCTGTAATCTTTACCAAGACCATGTGCAGGGTCAAATCCTATAATGTATCTGTTGTTATCTAACCTATCAGTTTGTATAGTGTGTTCCATGATAAGATTCTTACGAATTAAGTTGTTAGGATATACCGAAGCGTCATCGTCAACAACCCTACATAGGTATTCCTGCGAAAACTCCAAGTCTCCTATTGCTTCTTTCTGTTCTAACAAAAACTTTACACTACGATACTCCGGCCAAAGTGCTTTAGGGTCAATATCCCCATCACTAGATTTCCATTCATCATAATTTACTATACTACTCCAAGTACCACTTTTCCAAGTCTTTTTACTTAACATTTCAGTATGGTACAAATCAGTCATAGACATAGGCGTACCAACCACGTAAAACGTACTTCCGGGCGATAACATAGGGGAAATTGCCTTCCTAAACCACTGTTGTAAAGTGTGAGGATTCATTTCATCAGAATCAACTAATACATCGTCAAATGCTACACAAGCCGGATGCTCACCACGAATTGCTGAACCTACCGATGTAGCCATTATCCAAGACCCATTGGTAAAGTACATTTCAGTTTTATTACCTCTCTTCGGGTCGAGATACCTAGACAATTGAGGATGTTGTTTCATGTCCTCCCTAATCTCTTGTAATCTTCTAATAGCAGTATCTTTACTCGCAGAAATCAACCAACAAGTAAAAGGTTTACCATTTGCCTTCTTTTCAAACAAACATTGATGTAATAGTTTTACCCTAAGAGTAGTAGACTTACTATGGTCGCGTGGTGCGATAATACAAACACGATGCACTTCTGCACCCTTTCTATCACCGTACATTTCCATCCATTCTCCTATATGGTCGCCCCAAGTATAACCTAACCATTGGTAGAAATACTTAATGTCTTTTCGACTTCGTTCCATAGAAAAATCTTGCATAAAACCCATAATATCACCTCGGATGTAAGTCTTTCTTTCCGCAGTAAGGACAGACACCTTCTACCGCCAAGTGCATTTGCATACGTGGGGCTTCCCAACCACACGACCAACACTTAGCAGAAGTCCATCTCATTCATGTACCACCGGAGCAAACAGGCTGCCAATTAGCCCTTCTTCTTTATCTATAATATATGCAGACAATCCTGCTTTAGCCATAACATATCCGTTGCGACTATGGTATCTATCTTCACCTGCAAGACTAGGAAGTTGTATAATTAAACACCCACCCGCTTCTCGCATTTGTTGATGATGTAGATGTCCATGAAACCAAAGTTTGTGAGACGTTTTACCCCACGCACTTCTTTCTTCGTGAGCCATCAAAGCATTTAGTTTATTCATAACTTTACCATCACCGTGAGTAAATCCAATCAGATTATTACCGTATGTAACATATTGTCTAATTTCGGGAGAAACTACTACATTTACATCCTCACAATCTTTGTAATAAGCGTCAAGGTACATCATTAACATAATACTTGTATGTCTATCGTGATTACCACCCATAAATATCAACTCAACATCAGAAACCGTTCTTAGTAAGTCAATGTGCTGTCTTGCTAAATCGCATCCTTCCATCAATATTTGTGCAGGTGTAGCAGCCATATCTTGTGCCGTACCCTTTGTAGTTGTACCTACATCATTATCTACATGAAACCAATCAGACCCAACACCAACGTAGAATCTCTCCGGCTTACTAGGTAGTCTCTTCAATAACTCTTCGGTCTTTGTCAAAACTCTATGTCGAGCCTCTTCTAAGTCATAACTTTGTCCGACTTCATCAACCCAACCATATTTACCAAAATGTAAGTCAGTTGGGGAAAGAACAACAGCAAAATCACCGTCATTTTTAGTCTTGGTACGCTTTACGGAAGCAGGTTTCCACTTTTGTGCTATTTCTAAGAAATCTTTTTTGACAGTCTCGTTAAAGTAGTTATATTTCATAGCATCTTTCTCGACTTGCCTCCATCTTTTGCCTTCTGCCTTCTTGATAATCTCAATTTTACGCATGGCTAGTATTTCCTCAACTAAATCGTCAACGGTGTTACCTTCTATCTCTTTATCCGTAAATGGTTGCATACCATGAGTCCATTTGTTAACTCTAACGTATTCACTTACCCAAGCAGGCGGCATTTCAAACTCTCTAGCCATTTCTTCGGTTGTTAAGTTGCCTCCCGCTTCGGAATACGCCTTTTTCATGGCTCGGTGTTTATCTCCTTCTACTACATAGAATCCATCTATTGCTTCCATGACTACTAAGTATTTATCTGCTGCTTCATCGTGATATACTTTCGTTCTATCATTTATGACAGCATGATATTCTTCTTTATCCTTAAAAGGACTATTACCCTCTTTCATCCATCGCTGTATCGCTGAACGCCAAGCATTCTTTGAGCGTTTTGGCTCAACTTCGTGTAGAAACTCGGCAAACTCACTAATATTACTAAAACTTCTATCTTTCGCAAACTTCTCGATGAGGTCTTTGCCTCCATGCACCCTTCGCATAAACAAAGGTTATTTGAAGGGATATATAAGTATTAGCCTATTAATTTCTATTACTTTGATGTTTTACAAAATAAATAAACCGCTAGACTGCTAGCCTGTCTGTAATTATTTTTATTTCTTCTATAATATGTTTGGTAAAGCCCCTTACCCTCTATTAGTTAACGTAGTTAACTTCTCTATACTAAAGAAAAAAATAAAAAAATAAAAAAATATAACGCAGTAAAGCGTTTAATTCTTTCAGTAAATCGAAAAAACATTAAAAAAAATAAAAACGAAGTATTAAACGTCAATTAAGCCCTCGATATGATATGGCCGAGCGTAGCAGGTGGAATATATTTCGTGGTAACACCAAAAAAGAGAACCCTAATCCAATTATACAAAGAGCAGGTATGATGATTGAACCTTTCAATCAAGTAGCGGGCGTACCCGATATTGTACGTGATACTGAAAGATTGAGAAAAGACAGTAACCACGACAATGAGTTTGACCTTTACGATAGTATGTTAAAGTTAGACCCCGAATTGAACGGTGCTGTACGTGCGGTATCTCTTACTGCTAACAACTATGAAATAAATTATGCTAAG